ATCTATTGAGGTTTAAAATAATAAAAATTTTACTAAAAGGGTTTAATGTTGAATAACATACTCAATATACAAGAATACAAACCCCATCTGTCAGGTGAAATTAAATGTATGAATTGTGGTCATAAATGGATTGGGGTTTCTCCTTTATTGGAGCGTGGTGAAATTGACTATTTGGAATGTCCAAACTGCCATTTTATGAAAGGTTACTACAACTATCCAATAGAACCAAAAGATGGGGAAATTATTTTTAAATGCCCTTGTGGTGGAGAGTGTTTTACTTTAATGGTTAATGGCGCAAGATGTATGCAATGCGGATGTACTACGGAGCTGTCAGAGGTATACGAAGAATATAATGCCTAAAAAGCTATCTAAAAAAGTTTTGAGAGACAAGCTTAAAGCACTTGAGATTCAAGAAGCTGGGTTAATGTCAAAGATGGTGGCGTATAAAGAAGCGAACCTGATAGAATTTTTTGACAGACCTAATCCTTTACAGACTAAACTTTTAAAAGCTTGGGATGATCCTACATATAAGGTTTTCACATTTACAGGTGGGAATCGAATAGGAAAATGTGCGACTATTACCACCCCTATCGAAACAGCAGATGGTGTTAAAACAATAGGTGAATTATACAAGGACGGTAAATCATTTGATGTATATGCGTGGAATGGAAGGGAGAGAGTTCTCGCTAAAGCCTCTGCCCCCTTCAAGAAAAAAGATTTACATAAGTGTTATCGTGTAGAAATGTCTGATGGCACTATCCTTGAGCTTGCTGACAAGCATCGTGTTTTAACTTCGCACGGATGGATTTACGTTGAGCAGCTTCAAGCATTTTTTGATACCCCTCTGGACTCCATTCTGGAACACGACCCTTTAGTTCTTGAGCAAGATGTTCCCCATTTGAGCCAAAAAGCATTAAATTCTCAGGAAGATTATTCTGACTGTCCCCATCAATATGATGGACAACCTCTTTGCGAGTCAGGTATCTGCCAATCTTTTTTTCCATTACAAGACGATGCTCTGCTACTCTCCTCTGTTTTGTGCAATTTGGATGATCTGGTGCGTAAATATACCAATACCCTCCAATTAAAACCCGACCACCCATCCACTCTGGATGCCCTGCTCCGCTTCTCGGCCCAGTCCTTTGGGTCTTTATACCATAACGGCGACAAAACTTTGTCATCTTTTTGGCAGGAATCCCAGTTATTTCCGATACAGAAGTGTGAGTTAATTTCTGGACTTCGATTAATTCCCGAAGTTGCTCAACATCTACAATGCGCTTCTTGCTCATACAAAAATCCTCTTAAAATTGTTGGTTACAATCAAATTAAGAATATCATACCTGTTCCCACCTGTCAAGAAGTTTATGACTTTGAGGTAGAAAAATATCATAATTATTTTGCTGGAGGTATAGTACATCACAATACAACAATCGGTGTAATCCTTGCTATTTCGACCTGTGCAGGGAATTATCCATTTGGAGAAAAAAAAGCATTATTATTTCCGCATAAGAAAGCTCGTAAGGTTCGTTATATCGGACAGGATTGGGAAAAACAGATTAAATCAGTTGTAATTCCTGAGTTAGAGAAGTGGTGGCCTGCTACAAGACCTGTTAAGAAAAAAAAGAACAGCAATGGTGTTGATGCTTTATGGACAGATGTTTTAACAGGTAGCACTATTGAGATTATGTCAAACGGTCAAGAGTCTGAACTTCATGAAGGTTGGCAAGGCGACGTGGTTATATACGATGAGCCTCCTAAACGTGACATCAGGGTAGCAAATGCTCGTGGACTTGTGGATAGAAGAGGCAGAGAATTATTCTGTATGACCCTCTTGAAAGAAGCCTGGGTAGACAGAGAAGTTATTAAAGCCGTAGACGAAGAAGGCAGACCAGACCAAAGTGTTTTTAATGTCAATGGAGAAATTTACGACAACGTAGGTTATGGAATCACACAAGAAGGCGTAGACCAATTTGCTAAAACTCTGACAGACGATGAAAAGGATGCAAGACTAAGAGGTATACCTTCATATATGAGTGGTTTAGTATACCCACAATACGAGCGCAAAATACACCTTGTGGACAGATTCCAAGTGCCTATTGATTGGATGGTAGACGTAGCAATAGATATTCATCCAAGAGAAAAACAAGCTGTTTTATTTATTGCGATTAGCCCTACAGGTGAGAAATATCTTGTAAACGAAATTTGGGCGCATGGAGATGGAACATGGGTAGGAGAGGAAATAGTAAGATGTGCTAAAATGAACACTTACAGAATCAACAGAGTTATTATAGATCCTCTTTCAAAAGGCGATAAAAATAATCCACATACAGTTTTTGAGAAAGTGTCTTTAGTGCTAATGCAGTACGGTTATTTTTTAGAAACAGCAACTAAAGATAAAACGTCAGGAATACTTGAGATTAGAAATCATCTTTTAGGACCAAACAAAACACCTTCTCTTTTTATCTTTAACGATTTAATCAGAACGATTTTTGAAATAGAGGGTTATATGTATGACAAAGAATCGCAAAAGCCTATGGATAAAGACGATCATATGATGGAAAACCTTTACAGACTAATGCTCCTAAACACTGAATGGGAGTCTGTTATTAAATATGAAGAAGATACATATCAAACAGAAAATGTTGGAATTGGAGGATATTAATGGCATTTATAAGCATACGCAAAGAAGGTGAGCATTCTCCGTATGGTATGTCTTTTTGTATAGACGATAAAAGGTCACATTTAAACGTAATAATAAAAATAAAAACCCCTTTTAAAAAGAACGCCAAGACTTGGTATGATTTTGATAAGCTTGAGCAATATTATAATGTCGTTCTTTCTGTTATTTTTCTTGGCAGAGTAAGGATTAGGAAGTGGAGTTTTGTTGGATGGGACGATAGCATCTCTTTATTTAAACGGATATTAAGCATTTTTATTATTGAATTTAAGAAGGGTTATAGCATTTTTTCATTTAATAGTAAAGAGGAATACTAATGGCAAAAAGTGTCAATGTTAAAAAACTTGATGAATTTATGGCAAGCTCTAACATAGCTGATGATTTGGATCAAGAAAAATTAGATGAGATAGGTAACAAGGTTTGTCGTGATTACGAGATAGATTTAGATTCTCGTTCAGAACTTGATACGATTAATAAAAAGGCGATGAAATTAGCCAAGCAAGCTTATGAAAAAAAATCTTTCCCTTGGCCTAGTGCTGCTAATATTAAATATCCCTTAATAACTGTTGCTGCAATTCAATTTGCAAGTAGGTGTTTCCCGGAAGTTGTACCTGATGAAAAAATTGTAAACTTTAAAATTACAGGAGCAGATCCTGAACAGCAAAAAGAAGCAAGGGCAGATCGTGTAAGCAAGTACATGGACTACCAACTAACAGAAGATATAGACGGTTGGTTGGATGGTCAAGATAAACTGCTACACGCACTACCGATAACAGGTGATTGTTTTAAAAAGGTGTATTATGACCCTTTAACAGAGAAGGTCGCAGTAGATCTTTTGTTGTATGATGATTTTGTCGTAAATTCAAAAGCGAAAGATTTAAAATCTGCAAGAAGAAAAACCCATAAAATATATCGCTATACTAATTATATAACAGAGATGGTTAATGCAGGATTTTGGATAGAGCAGGACTTAGGTAATGTAAACACAGATGATAACGATGATGATGCTCCAAGGCTTTTGCTTGAGCAACACAGATGGTTAGACTTAGATGATGATGGTTATGAAGAGCCTTATATAGTAACGGCTGACAAAGATTCTGGTAAGGTTTTTAGAATCGTTGCTGGATACGACACTAAGTGTATTAAGCTTTTTAACGGTAAATTAATCAGAATAGAACAAATACAATATTTTGTTAAATATCCGTTCATCCCAAGTCTTGAGGGTGGATTTTATGACATAGGATTTGGCACACTTCTATATCCGATGAACGAATCTATTAACACTGTTATTAATCAATTATTAGATGGTGGGACTTTAGCAATTACAGGAGGTGGTTTTTTAGCGAGAGGAGTTAAACTTAATGCTGGAGTTGTTAAGTTCAAACCAGGAGAGTGGAAAACAACAGATACGATGGGGCAAGATTTACGATCTGGTGTGCTACCATTACCAGTTAAAGAACCATCTCAGGTGTTATTCCAGTTATTAGGACTTCTTATATCAGCAGGGAAAGACATTTCATCTGTTCAAGAGGCGATGTCAGGGCAAAAGCCTGGGGAAAATGTTTCAGCAGCAACAGTAACAGCCCTGATTGAACAAGGATTAAAAGTATTCAGTGGTATTTATAAACGTATTTATCGTTCTATATCAGAAGAATTACGTCTTATTTGGCAATTAAACGGCAAATATGCAAAAGAAGAAACATATATAGCAATTTTAGACGAAAAAGTAACTCTTGAGGATTTTAACAGTCAAGATTATGACATTCAACCATCAGCAGATCCAATGTTTTCTATGGATATTCAGAGAGTTGGCAGGGCAGAAGCGATGTTGAAGATATCAGGTAGACCCGGACTCAATGAGGAAATGATAACATCAGAT